AATATAAGTTTTGGTAATGTTCCAAATGTTCTCGAATCAAAATCAAATGGAGATTTATTTGTAGCGGTAAATTGAGATACTCTTGGTCTAAAATCAAGTGTATCGGACGCTCTTACTTTTCTTGGTCCAATCGCTGGAATATCTTCAGCAAACCTATCATTACCATAACTTAAAACAGTATACACATCTCCATTATCCGAAGCAGGAATAGTATAGTGGTCAAAAACTACTTTTAATTTTCTGGATGGAACTGGAGTATTAGTGCTTCTAATAAGTTTTGAATAATCATAATACTGATCCTTCTGCCCTTTATCCAAAACAAATGATGAAGTTATGTTTTTATAAGATCCTTTTGTCAAAGATTGAATTGGTGCGGTGCTATTAGATTCTTCAAGTGTTACAGTTTCTCCAGAAATAAATCTATCTTGATTTAAATAAACGACTGACAATACTAAAGATGAAGGTTTAGCAACAACTCTTGCTATTGCGTTACTTGATGAACTTACAATATTTTCTCCAATAATAGCATTACTTACGACCGCAGTGTCAAAAAACTGAATTTGATCTAAGGTTGGAGCATTTTCATCTAAAGATTCAAAAACAGCAAGAACTTTTACTACATCAGGCCAATTTAATGAAATCTCTTCATCCTGAACTCTCAATCCATAGTTTGTATTGTATGTAAGACCATCATTAATTGAGGTATTAACGCCAACACCAGACTGCTGATACTTAGAATAAACTACATCCAATGTAGCACTTCTTGTATAATCCTTTATTTTGCTTTGAATGCCATTTTTAGTCAAAGAAGCATTGACAACAATACTGGATTCTGATGCGGTTAATCCATTAATAGTTACTACATTTCCACTAATTGAAAATGCATCTGATGTTACAGTTCCAATACCACCACCTGTGTAATGAACAGAGTAACGTTCCTCATCAAATGGATCAAAAAATGCGCTAGTAATTCCACTAATGGAAGATAAATCAAATGTTAGAACACCACTACTATCTGTCGTTTCTCCAGTGATTTGTTCCGATATTTTTAAAGTAGATCCGGAAAGATTGACTGATTCGATATTTGAATCGGGTAATTCTGCATAGAGGTATCCTTTTTCCTGATTTCTCAAAACAGGAATTCCAAGTTTAATCGAAGAATATGTTCCATTAGAAACAGATCCATTAGACACGCCAGAAACTGTTGGTCCGGCACCGATAGTAAGAGATGTTGTATTATTTGCGGTAACTCTATTAAAAGTCTCATCTCCAGATGCTGTTTGATATCTGATGATATCGCCAACTTTAATTCCAGTGAACACTTTACCTGGACTTACTAAAGTATTTCCACCACTAACAGTTCCCCCAACAATTCCATTTGGAAGATCTACGGAATCTAGTAAAGAATCTGCAGTGAACGTTGGAAATCCGGAAACACCAGATTGAGAGACTGACTTAATATCTCTAGTACCATATGTGATGACAGATGCTACAGTGGCAGAAGCATCAATTCCATTAATAATCAGTTGCTCTCCAACAGAAAATGTTCCAGAAGTTTGTCTGACACTTACTGTACTACCTGACCCAGAAGAAACTGCGTATCCACTAGCACCACTACTCTTCCCCTTGATATAAGAAGAAGTTACAAGACCTAAAGGTGCTACAAGAGTATTTAAAGTGAGAGATGTATAAGTCTGAACGTCATAAAGATATAAATCCCAGTTAGTTGATGCATCTTGATATGCAGAACCTGTTAGATTGAATGTATAAACTCTAGCATCTCCAATTTGGGTTCCACCGCCAGCAGACTGATTGTAAAGATCAATTGATTCTTTTTGTTTTGGAGCACCAGATACGTTATTAACTCTTAAAAGATTTCCCATCTCAAAAGGAATATTTGCAGTCGATACAGTTGCAGTATCTCTTGGTTTTTCCACATCAAGAATTGTTGTGGAAACTTTCTCAACATTGTAACCACCAACATAAGCTTCTCCAGGAGAAACTTTAACACACATTAAATCGTCTGATGGTACATTTAACTCATCTGTTGATTGATTATCAAAAAATAGACCATCATTGCCTAATTTATCATTCAGAGAATTATGCAATGATACTTTAAAATTATCTAATGCATAGTGACCAGATTCTTCATAGGTCCTTTCTGCAATGTAATCTCCAAGTCTATTAAGTTGAGTTTTGTTCTCAATTTTTTTTATCTTACCATCTTCTACTCTAAGAAGTTCTACAAAATCCGTATCATTAGTATCAGTAAGTAACTTCTTAGTCAGAGTCAAATTAATTTGAAGTCTATCTGCTCCTGGAGCAGCATAATTAGTAAATCCTTTTGCATTATCATACAAAGAAGAATCATCTTTTGCATTAACAAGAAGTTCCTTAATTGACAATCCAACTCTATATGATGGAGTGTTTGTATAGTAATCTAATACCAATGTTTGCTTGGAAACATTTGCAAAATATCCTCTAATGAAGTATACTCCTTCTCCAATTGATGCTGCCGATCCAATGGAGGTTGCATTTAAACTGATTAATGATGCGAACGGAGTTCCTGCACTAATTGTGGTATTTCCATAAGTTACATTTTCACTGGCATATAAAAACTCTCCATCTTCGAATTGGTCAAAAACATAATTGTTATTAGAGTCAACATATTTGACATAAATTGTTATGTCATCAACATTATCACTAGGTGGTAAGGCAACATATTGAATCGTTGCCGTAGTTCCAGAAGTTTGTCCTGTTATTTTCTTACCAATAAATTGCTTGATGTAGAGTGATACATCAATCCCAAAAACTGTAGAATTTAATTTTACAGCATAAAATTGACCGTCGTAAGCAATATTTCCTGGTATTACTACAGTTCCTTCTTTAAAGGTATAACTTCCAAAAGATTCAATTTGATTTTGTAATATTGATTGTAGCGTAGTCAGTTCTCGTGCCTGAACTGGAAATCCTGGCTTAAATAAGACTTTATAAAAGTTTTTACCCGAATCAAAATCATCAAAATATGGGTTGATATTTAAGTCTGTTTTTTGTGCCATCTTTTTTAGAATTCCAGAATGATTTTAACGTCTTCTTTTTGCCTAAGATTTCTTTCAACCTCGGGTCTATTATCGATATAGATAATGTCCCCTGTCTTTTTATTTATCTCTGGATTGGAAAGACCTCCTGTAAAAGTTATTCCCAAATTAATACCATTTTCAGAACTTCCAGTAAATCCTGCAGATACAGTAGTACTAGTTGCTGTAGTGAAAGTAATACTATCGCTATTATTAAATTCGACTACTTTAGAATTTACTCCGATGGTTGTTCTATCCTCTTGATTTACTCCATTGGTGAGGAATAGAGATCTATCTTTAAAATATTTGAGAACTTTTGTGGTGCTATCATAAGATGCTACATAACCTTTAGCAATACTTGTTGCTGATTGGGTTTGTGTTACTGTCTCTCCAACAGTGGGTGTTCCTGTATAAGCAGCATTTAATTTTAGTGCATATAATCCAGAATAAGTAGAACCTGTAAAAGTAGTTACTCCAGCATACTCTTTAGGATTTTTTACTATTCCAACCTGTGCAAATTTAGTATCTACTGGGAAGTCTTTGGTAGAATCATCAAATCTAGAATAAACTAAAACTCTATCCGTTCCGAGTTCATTATAGATATCGTATCCATGACCTTTAGATGGTGGGATAATAGGAATTAAATTTGCTGCACTCGAAATGGTTCCTGTTCTTTCGAGATCAACAATCCCAAAGGTATATCCTTTACCTCCAGTAACAACGTTAGTAGAGGTAATTGTACCATTACTATCAACAGTTACAGAAACTCTACCACCAGTTCCGTCCCCCAAAATATCATAAGTACCATTAGAGTATCCAGTGCCGCCATTCTGAATATAAACTTTTTTGATTTGATTATTATTTACTTCAGAATCTCCCGCTTCTCGGACTGACTGAATTTGAGCATCAGTTGAAGTTTCCCAGTCATTGGGAACTACAATATATTCTGTGGAATCAAATTTTATTACGTCACTTGGAGAAATAGAAAATAGATATTTCCACAAATATCCATCAGAACCTGCAGAAAATGGTTGTAAGTCTGTAGATGTTGGTTCAAACTTAGATCTTTCACCATTTACATTAGTTCCAGAAGAACCATTGTCAATGCAAATATAAACTCTAAAATCACTGTTAATCACATAATAATTTGAATCATATAATCTACTTGTTCCAGAGTTGGGAGTTAAATTAGAAGAACTATAGTCATGTCTGTACATATCATAAGCAGTATTAGAAGTCCACTGAACTTTTCTTACAACTCTTCTAATATTTGTGCTTGTAATTCTTTTCCCAAACAATCCAGTATCTCTATAGTGATACAAATACTGCAAATTATCAGTTGGACTTGGGGGACCACTAGATGCAGTACTCCAAGTAGATGTTCTACCAAATCCTGCAACCGATGAATTTGGCAAACCTAAAAAGACATAATATGAGTTATTATCATCTAAAACAGAATTGACAAAATTATTAGCATTCAGTATTCTAAATTGATCTGTTACGACAGCAGCCATATTAACATAGTTTTTTAGATATTTATAAGAGTTTGGGGAGAGCGCCTGTAGATCTTATTCCAACATTTCTTCTTTGAATAATAGGATATGTTGTTAATCCAGATACGGTGTTTCCAGTTACTCCAATTGAGATTGGATTTCCAGATCTAACCAATCCAGATGTGTTTGATAATCTACCCCAAGAATATCTTCCCACAGGATAGTTGGAAGATCCTGTAGTGTTGATACCCACAATTGCTGATGCAGAATGAACTCTGCAAGTGATAACTCCACTGGCGTTGTCTAATGCAGTTACATTATAAACATTATCAATATATGTAGTTCCAACTCCGACAACTTCAGAGTCTGAAGAAATAATCGAAGTAACTCCATTTCCAACCAATGTATCAAAAATATAAATTGGATATCCAACTTGCAAATCAGATCCTATCAAAGAATCAAGGGTAAATTCTATAGCAAGATTTGGAGTGCTTGTTGTTGCAATTCCAACCACGGAACCATTGTCTCCCTGAATTGTTGTGAAGTTTGATATAAGTTCGATAGACTGATTTCCTGTAACCGTTGATATGGAAGCAGTTGATATTCCATTAATCACTAAGCAATCAAACGAAGTTAAATCTGGATCTTCATACTTAAACAACTCAACACTATCAATGAATACTTCGGTATCAGTAGTTGACAAATCCCCTATTATGTTTGCAGTGGGGAATATTAAAGACTCTATTGAATCCCTTGCTTTAGAAACAATCTCCCCATTTATTTTTTTGTCAACTTTTTGTTTTGTCCAACTCAGTGGTCTGTAAACCGTTGTGATACCAGGACCAGAGTATAAATTAGTCTCAAATTTATCTGAGAAAGATAAATCCGTCACAGTTCTCTTATCTTGTGAAGATATATTTGGATAATCATTACTCTTAACAACTTGAACAATATCTCCTTTTTTTATCGTCTCAGAGATATTTGTGACAACCTCAATATCTACATTTGTTCCTTTATAGAAGTAAATTGAAATATTGTCTTCAGATTTTGGTGGTGTTGTAAATCTAAAGGATGTTCCTCCTCCAAATTCATAAGCAATCCCAGGTTCTTGAAGTATTCCATTGATAAAGATGAGAAGACAATTTGCCAAGTTTATCCTAGAATCACTGTCTTGCTCGAAACTAAGAAGATCTCCATTATAGAATAATGGGAATGTTTGTCTAGAACCATCCTGATAATCTTCGATAGAATCAATGAAATCGAGTTCTCCAAATTCCCAAGATGCGAATTTATCGGAATAAGTTTCAAGAACGGTCAATTCAAACTCTGATATTGGAGATGCTAATCTAGCATCGGTGACTAACCCTACTGGCTTGAATACATCTCCTCTTCGGAAACTATATCCATTTCTAGTAATGTCAAATTCGGTGACACCAAAGTGTGTTGATCCTATTCCAGTCGCATCAACATTACCTACTTTCAAACTAATAGATAGTCCAATACCAGTTTCTGTTGTAGATCCAACACTAAGTCTAGAGACACCTATTACAGAAAGATTTTCGTAAGTTGGTTCAGATACAAATATTTGCGGATTATTATATCCTGTTCCACCAGCACCAATGCTAAATGCAAGTGATCCACCTGCACCAACTACTGCGGTAATTACTGCAGGATCTCCTCCAGCATCTTGAGATGCGTCATAAACAGTAACACCGATGGATGTTAAACCATTGTAACCAGATCCATAAGACCCTCCGGGAAGTCCTGTGGTAATTCCTGTGATTGATCCTCCAGCACCAATAACAGCAGTAACTGCAGCTCCTACAAGTGGTGCAAAACCTAATCCAGTTGTTGATCCTAAAGAAACAATAATTCCACCTCTTGGTGTTTCATTCTGATTTACATCATAATCTGAAATTACATACTCTAGTGGATCGCTGTTTGGTTTTGTAATTCCTGAGAATACAATAGTGCTAATACCAGCAGATGTATCCTCAAGAATCTCAAAATTTCCGAGTTTATTATTTGCTGTGGTTGGTTGTTGGAACACTCCATTTATTAAAACTATTCCACTAGATCCTATTGTTCCAATTCCAGTAGTGTCTGCGCCACCAACTTTTAAGGTAAAAGTCCTTCCAATACCATTAAACTGTTCGGAAAGGTCATCATATATTTTATTGGTTGTGTAGTCAGATCTCAAAAAGACTCTACCATTAAATTCTGAGGTTTCATAGTCCAAATTATATTTGGTTTTATCAATTTGGGGATTTCCTCTAGGAGCATCTACAAAATGTATTTCATTCTCTACAATGTTAAATGCACCCCTATAAACATCAATTTGTGTTGAAGAACTGTGATTTGTTGCTATAGTTCCAACAAAACCTCTCTCAGCCTCTACTAAATTAAAGGAACCACCATTGGTGATTGGACCAATACTAGATGTTCCAAGACCAACATTATTAACTCTCATATACTCATCATCTATTTTCAAAATATCTGCTGGATTAATAGAAGAAATTCCACTAAGATTTAATGTAGTAGTTGCAGTTCCAATAGATCCCGAAAGAGTATGGGATACACTAGTGAATATTAAAGGATGTTGAATAAGATCATCAATTACAATGATTGACTTTTCATTCTTTTTAACCATTTCAAATTGGTGAATATTTCCTCCGCCAAGATCTGTGAAGGTTACTGCGGTTCCACTTCTTGTTGTTGATATGAAGAATTCATCATAATTTAAATCATTAACGACAGCAAAAACTGTGGATGGTAACAAATCAGTTACACCACTGGTTGTATTACTATATGTTAATGCTGTAGTTGCAACACCAACAATTGATGATTTTGGAGTGTAAA